CTGTGTGGGTGACGTGACAACATCACCCAAAAATTCACGGTGACAGACACGTGTACCCCGTAAAGTTGGTTTAAAACTGGGTAAAGCGTCTGTGTCGCCTGAAACATTTGTCAATGAATTAGATTTGACTTCATAGTCACCGCGCCCAGTGACCCAATCTAAGGCGGCGGAGGCAACATTACCTAAGCCTCCCACAACACGTCGGCCAATTGACCGATAACCACCATTACGACGTCTTCGGCCCCCAGTAAACGTACCCCGCGCGATAAGTTGTTGTTTTCGACGACGGGCGTTTCTTTTGAATAAGGCTAAAGAAGCCCGCTGCTTAGCGTTCATCCCCCGTTTAGGACCAGAACGTCTAAACCCGGGCGGCAACACAGGACCATAACGTCTTCGACCACCACCACGACCACGACCACTCATAGTTAGCGTTTAGAGTTTGTATAGCAAATCTTCGTACGAAGATTTATTGGCACCCGGGAACATGAATTAGTCTTCAAAAAGAAATAGTCCCCTGTTTTAAACACATAATCCCTGCTAAAGTCACGATAAACAGGATTTAATAAATCATCGATTATGGGGTGCAAAATGGGTTGTATGCTAGTTAAATTATCAAAATGGCATTCCAATATACGTTGCTCCATTGGTGAGATCTTATACATAGTTTCAAACAATTCACGTGTACTCTGGGCAACATCACGGGTAGGCAAATCCTTAGTAAGCCAATCAATAATACGTTGGCGTTCCCAACGAGTAAGCCCTGCATCAACTTTTGCCTTTAGACCCTTTGTCATGCGTAAAAGATACAACCCCAAAGATTGCAAGATTGGGCAACCAGGATATTGATAAACCAGTGAAAAACCCTTGGATCTCAAAAGTTTCATTCGAGTCTTCTCTTTTGAATTGCAATATTTATCCGATGCCCAACCAATATTCAAAATTATTTTTATTGGGTCGGCGATTACAGTGTAAGACTCAAAATCAAAAACTTGCCCACAAAAACTAGCTACAT